ATCAAGATCCAACTGTATTGGGTGTATTTTTAGGAAAACAAAATGTTTCTAGTATGGTTTATACCAGATATGATCCATATATAAATGATAATCATGTATGTTTTTCAGGAGCAGATTCTACTGCTGATCTTCGTGGTCCAAATGATGTTACATATACAAAACAAATTGAACCAGATGGTAGTGTATTAATTGTTGTTGGTACTGCTCCCATAACATTAAGTCTTTTTGAATGTTGTCCAGCTAGCTAAATATTATTGAATAATTATGAATACTTTATATTATACGTTTAAAACAACTGGTTCTAATGATCCACATGATACTTTTAAATTATTTTTAGATAATAATGGAAATATTATAAACAACAATGATATTGAATATGGTGTTTATAATAAAATTATATCAATAGATATTAAAAAACTTTTATTTGTCAAAGTTAAAAAAATTGGTTTAGGGGATATTATAGATTTTTTTACAACAATAACGGGTGTTAAAAAACTTATAATATACTTAACAAAAGGAAATTGTGGATGTGAAGCCAGACGAAATAAATTTAATTCTATTCAAATTCCATATCTTTTAGTATTTAAATTAAGAGAATTGTATGAAATGGATCCTATTGTTCTAAAAAATAATAAAAATTTATTTACAAAAAAGTTAACTAAACGAACAAAACTAAAAGATAAAATTGATACTAATAATGTAATTTCTAAAAAAGAAAATTTAGGAAAACCATTAACAACTCAAGAAATTAAAAAATCATGTGGTTGCAATAAAAAGAAATTGACACAGTCAAAACAAAGTGTATAATTACAAAAAGGATTTTTATGAAATTGGGATTAATTAAATTTAAATATGGTGAAGAAATAATTGCAGAATATGAATTACAAGGCTCTTCTGTATTGGTTAAAAATGCAGCGTATATGATGCCGATTGAAAATAATCAGTGGCATCTAATGACTTGGTTGCCTTATACTAATGTCAGAGACGGTATTACTATTGATAAAAATGATATCTTTTTTATTGCTGATCTCAGTGCTGATATGGTTGAATATTATAATAAGTGGCGAGAGGCATTAAAGAAAAATATAAGAATTGATTTAGATAAATAATCATAAATGTATAAAGGAAATTATAAATCGACCGATACAAAAGGAAATCGGTCGATTTATTTAATTGGAGATACTGTTTTTTTCCAAGGTCAAATATACGAAGTAGTTGCAAATACTTCTTTATCACCTCTACAATCACCAAATTCTTGGAAATCGACAGGATCTTATAGACCCTTTGCAAGCGATAATCCACCAATTAATCCAATTGTTGGTCAACAATGGATAAAAGATGGTATCTTGTACACCTACTATTTGGATGAAGATGGATATTCGTGGGTTGAACTGTAATTACATTTCTACAGTCAAAACAAGATTTGTATTTTGTTCAAATTTTAAAAATATTGTACTTGGATTGTTCACTGTTTTTATATAAATGAATGAAGCTCCGTCATAACCCGGAACACCATTCAAAAAGTAATAATTATTTAATGGTAAAGAAAGTTGCATATCAATATATGGAATAACTTTCCACCCTACAAGCGATGCGTCAGAAAGATCTAATTTAATTATTGGATCATTGACATATGTTTGTATTTTATACGATACTACTGCAGTATCGACCCCATCTACAATTAAAACTGGAATAGAAGATGTATTTACATTTCCTGTCAAAAAATTTATTGATTCATTTTCACTTCTAGTTCCAATTTTTACAAATGAAAATGAATTTATGGATAGTGATAAGCCATCATATGCAACTGGATTGTAGATGTTTTGCATATTAGCTAATTTTGTGGACGCATACCAATCATAATAGTTGTTTAAATCTGAAATGTTCCTACAATACTTTTGTCTAAGATTTTGATTTTCTAAAATTTGTAAAACATTTCCGTTGATATCTAATTTTTTTATAATACCATTTGCATTTTTATTTTGAGATAAGGTTATTAAATCAGGAACCCCTCTCATATAAATGTTGACCGTATTATTTTTAAAATACATATTTTCTGAAACAATTGTTTCAGATGGATCTATATAAATTATTTCACTACCGTCGTTTAATTTTAAAGAATTTTGTATTTTATATCTACCAGTATTTGCTGAAGCCCCAGTAATTTCAACATACTCTTCATAAGAATAATCTGAACCGTAAATTCCCAAAAATTCAATATTAAAAGGGTCTTCTTTATTTACTTTTGAAATAAAATATTGTGCGGTATTTCCATTTATTGCTGAAAATGATAAAGAAGTAATAAAATCTTTACTATTGTAAGTACCATCAAAAAGTGATCCTGAAAAACAGATACCATTTAAATAAATAAAATTATTATAATCACCAAGAACACCTTCTAATTTATATGTTCCAGTAAAATTATACTGCATTCCACTTTCATTTACAAAATAAGTTCCACCAGAAATTGAAAAAGTATTCCCGGAAGTTATTCCAGAAAAAAACTTTTTTAGATATTTTAAATCTGAAGCACTAGTTGAATTAGAGTAGTCTAAATAAAAACTATTTCCATTTTTTAAAATTGTGGGGAAAGTTTTAATTATTCCTTTTGTAAAACAAGGATCTGCTGTGACACCTACAAACTCTGATACAATAGCTTGTGTTGATTTTACAAGAGTAAGTGCTTTACTATGTGCAATCATATTATGTTGCCAAATAACTCAATACTTGGGTTCCACTCTTAGATCTTACATATATTTTATTTAAATTATCAATATTTAATAAAAATTCATCACCCGGATCTAAGATATAACCCAAATTGGTACCAACACCTGTATTTCCAACATAAATTAAATCTGTATTGCTGGAAGATGCTTTTATATTTACTCCATTTGTACAAGTATAACCAGTAACAGAAAGTTGAAGCATTGATGTTGTTACATTACTTACAAGACCTGTGACAATTCCAGATGGTCTGATGACACCAAATGAAGAAATTGCAGAATACAAATCATTTAATTTTGAATATAATGCGGTAACACCATTAATAATATTATTTTCATTTACATTTAATGTATTGCCTACTGTAGTAGCAACGCTGGTACCACCAGACATTCCTTGAATTCGCAAACCATTGGTGGCACCATCATTAGTTACTCCAACAATGGAACTTAGTGTTACGGAAGCCGTGAATCCTGCACCAATTATTGCAACCTTTAAAGCATCACCTGATACACCGACAGAATTCATTGAAGCGCCTACAATATTTGTATAGACATAAGTAAGACCACCCGGACCCCATACAGAAACAGAGTCAGTTACTCTTGATAAATTTCTGCCGCCTGTAACTTCTACTTGAGAACCAGTAAAAGTTCTTACGAATACTGGTGCAGATGAAATTCCAGTTGCATATACAGTTCCACTGACTTCTACTGGTGTTCCGCCAGGAATACCCTGTACTGCACCACAGAATCCCACTAAATTTGCAGTAATACCCCCTGCAATGACATTTACTGGAAGACCATTGGATGCTGATACAATTGAAGCAGACCCGGTAGGGCCGTATGCTAGCTTCATATATTGAAAATGTGCTGTGGCTCCATAAAAAAGAACAGTGTCTGTGGCTACCATAAAGGTAATTCCACCAGATTCTATCTGTACATTTGGATCGTTGTCAGTGGGCATAATGCTTCCTTAAGGTGGTATAAATAGTTCTAGAATATTTAGATAGATTTATTTATTGCTTTTTTTATAAAACAACCTATAGTTAATCCATGTATATTGACGAAATAGCAAAAGAAAAATTTTCAAATAAAGTATTAGAAAGAGCATTAAATACACGATTATCTTTTATGGATTGTGTTTTAGAACTCTCTGAAGAAATGAATCTTGAACCTAGCGCAGCTGGTAAACTTTTAACAAAACCATTAATTGAAAAAATTGAAGAAGAAGCTAAAAAAATGCATCTTCTTAAAAAATCAAAAACTAAAAAACTACCAGTTGACTAATGAAAAATATGATGTATTGTTTAATAACATTAAGGCCAAGGTAGATCCTTGGGGAAAGTAAATTATGCCAAATTTTTCAGATTTTAAAAAGAAGAGTAAAAATTCTATCGCAAATCTAACAGAGCGTCTTGAAAAGATGACCTCAAAGGACAGCTTTAAAGATGAGCGTATGTGGCGTCCTGGAATCGATAAGGCTGGAAATGGATATGCTGTAGTTCGATTTCTACCAGAGGTAGAAGGAGAAGATACCGCATTTGTATCTGTATACAGCCACACCTTTAAAGGTAAAGGTGGTTGGTTTTATGAAAATTGTCCAACTACAATCGGTGAAAAATGTCCTGTTTGTGCTGCCAATACTGAGCTATGGAATAGTGGTATTGAAGATGATAAGAACATTGCCAGAAATCGTAAGCGTAAGTTGACTTACATTTCAAATATTCTTGTTATTGAAGATCCTGCAAATCCAGAAAACAAAGGCAAAGTATTCCTTTATCAGTATGGAACAAAGATCTTTCAGAAGATTCAAAGCCTCGCTCATCCTGAGTTTCAAGATGAGGTTGCGGTTGATCCGTTTAACTTCTGGACTGGTGCGGATTTTAAGATTAAGATCCGCAATGTCGGTGGCTATGTAAACTATGATCGCAGCGAGTTTGCAAGCCCCGCACCACTATTTGGTGGTGATGATAAGAAGCTTGAGGAGCTTTGGAAGAAGCAATATCCCCTCAAGCCCTTTATTGATAAGAGCCAATTCAAAAGCTTTGATGAATTGCAGGCTCGCTTCAAGAAGTCTGTCGGTGATGATATTCGCGCTCAGTTTACTGAGTCCAAGAGCATCGAAGACGATGTAGAGGTATCTTCAATTGTGGAAGATATAGAGGAGAAAGATCCTCTACAATACTTCTCCGAAATGGAGAAAGAGTGAAAAAAGCCCCGAAAGGGGCTTTTTTTATTTTAAGACCATAATGGATTTTGAGACATTTTATCTCTTCTATTTTCAAAAATTAAATTTGTAGCTTCAACTGTGGGTCTCTCTTCAAAATCATCTCTATTTTTATTTGGTAACCATGAATTGTTCATTTCATTTGCCATGGTTTCTACACCGGATTGAAGAGTTTTTAAACTTGTTTCTACTTCTTGTGCTTTTTTGTATGCTGTTTCAGGATCAACTTTTACAGAAAAATTTATTCCAGATGTTTTTGATTCTTGTGGAACAACACTTGTTTTTGATTCTATTTCAGTAGCTTCTATTGGAATACTTTTTATTAATTTTTCTGTTTCTGTATATTCTATTGTGATGCTATCAACTAATTTATCAGAATTGCTTGGGCTAACTCCTAGTTTTTGTAATTCGGCACCCAATAAACTACTATCATTTAGTACCGTGACAGTCTCAGACGGTACTGTAGTTTCGTCGTTTAATCCTGAAGATATTGATTGGGTTTCTGCAGTTACATCAATAGAAAATGAATTGTTTTCTTCATTCATAAATTAAAATATCCTTCGGATTGTATGCTACTCATTTGTTGCTCTTGCTTCTTTTTTTCTTGATATTCTATGACTAGTTTTAAATATATGTCTCTTTCCCAGTAAATCATGTTTTCGATATCACTAAGAGACCATGAAAAATTATTTATTAGGGTAAAGTTTGTAATGAAATAATCTCTTAGATCAAAAAACTTTACCGATAAGTAAAAAAATTTAGTAAACCACTTACCTCCTTTTCACCATCTTTTGATGGTAATGAAAGATAAAGTTCGGGTTGTTTTTTCCAAAATAATTCTAACTTTGAAATTGTATTCAACGGTAGATTGTTTATCAATTCTTTGATTTCATTCGTTACAAATTTATTGAGATTATATATTTCTCCACGCACAATAATTTTTTCTATGCATGCTTTATATAAATCATCTTTATTTAAAGAATCAATTTGCAATAATTTTTTAACGGATGGTGTACTTAAAACTAAAGTAACATCACTTCCTATACTTATTTGTTCTTCTATAAAAGAATTTCTTCCTTTAATTTCTGATATGTTGACTTGTATTTTTTCTTCTTTATACATTAAGTTTAATACTTCGTCAACACTTTTAGATCTTATTTGTAAAAATAAGTATTCTGCATCAGGTAAGCATAAATCTTCTATATTTGTATTTTTAGAACAACTTTTTAAAAGATCTACCATTGCTTTTAAAGCAAGTTTTTTATTATTTTCTTGAAGTATTATTGTTAAAGTTTTTGCATCCTTTACTTTAAAAGGAGTAAAACTTACTAATTGATTAGAAAATGGAAGAACAGTTTCGTACTCTGGTAAAAGATTATTTAAAGATTCAAGTATATTCATAGTTTAAGTTATTGTAAAGTCTCTATAGTTCATCAATACTTGGTATGTCATAAACTCATTTGGTTTTGCCATAGCCAATTCAAAAGGAAGATTTTCAACGGGATAAACTTCATAGAAAGTAAATGTTTTATTTACATTTCCGTTTGGATCTAACATATTTACTTTCATTGTGCTATTATAAACTACACTATCGTAAAAATTTGTCACATATGGTGCGCTATAATTACCAGTAATACGACCACCAGAATGTATTAAATTAAACCAACGATTAAAAAAATCTATAATAAAATTATCATTTGTCATTGGAAAAACTAAAAATACTCCTCCAACAAATTTTTGATATCTTGGGACAATTCTTCCAGGACCATATCCTGCTAAATTATCTGCAATACCATCTATAGCTCTAGAACCCATTGCAACAGCTGCACACTTAAAATCATCTGGAGGAATTGTATTGATTGCTGAAGGTAAATTGTAAAACGACACACTAAATCGGTTACTTCTTTGAAGTCCGTTGTGCCTAGAGAAAAAATCTTTAATTGTAAGTATTGAATTATTGCTCATTGGCGAATATCTCTTTTTCTGTAATAATTTTGAATTCCATGTTGTTTTGATCGCAATATCTCTTTGCTGCTTCCCATTTAGCACTATTAATAATCCAAGTAATTTTTTCTTTCTTGGATGCGTTTTCTTTTAAGTATGTTTGTTTTTTTGGTTTTATTTCTACCATCCAAGTTTGAATTCCCGAATCATTTTTAAATTGTATTAAAAAATCTGGAAAATAATTGTGTTGTTTCTTGTCTAATGGATTTATATAAGGAATTATTACTTCTTCAAAGGACCATTTAACTATATTTTCTGTCTGATCACAAAATTTACATATATTCCTTTCCCATAAAGAACGGCATATAATTTTTTCTGGATCTCCTATATACTTCTTTTTATTTTCTGGAATAAATCTAGTCTTATATGCCATAAAAATATTTAGGTAATTTTATCTAAATAATAATATAAATGGCCTCACAATTTAAATATCCATTTGGAATTTACGCAGCAGAACAGCCTTTATGGTTGAATTTTTTTGCTGCTCCATACTCCCTTAAAAATACAGAAAGAACAAGACCCGGTGTTATAAATCGAGCCGAATTCAGAATTCAGTTACCTATGCCAAAAGAACCTGGGTATCAGATTGCTCACAATTATGGTGAAAGCAATAATAATCCAGTAGGCCCTGTTTTATCTAGAGCGGGTATTGCTAATGCTGGGGGTGGATTGGGTGGATTTGCCACTCAATTAAGTAGAGTATTTCAACCAGCTCTTTTTTATGCTGAAAGAATGTTTGCCACAACAACATATAGACGATTTAGCAATATTGCAGAAATGACAATGGTTTCTGAAGGAAGAAAACAATACTTTTTTCAATATATTTTGGTTCCAAAAAATGAAGAAGAAAGTCTTCAAATTGAAAGTATAGTTGGAACATTTAGAAAATGTTCATATCCTGCAGTTGCTACAGGATTACCAGAACGTTCTTATCCACAAAAATTGTGGACTTTGGCTGTAACACCAGGTAATGCCACAGTTCTCAATAATGATCCTGCAAGTTTAACTGCAAATTGGCTGGGAGAACCTTTGGTATGTGTATTGAATACAGTAATAGTAAAGAAAAATGATGATGCTGATGCGGTGGTTCGTTATCTTCCAAATGGAGCTTCAGCAGTAACTCTACTTGGTTTAGTATTTACTGAATTTGAAACAGGAACATATGTTCCTGGTGCAAATGCAACTTGGTCTAAATCAGAAATATCTTCTTATTATTTTGGTGAAAGCGCATAAAATGAAATATTTTGATAATCTTCCCCAAAAAAGTTTTGAAACAACAATCGGATCATTTGTGATAAGTGATTTTTTTACTTATTTGGACGCAACCTCTTCAAACTTTGTAACAAATGATGTTATCGTTGATAAAAAATCTACTCTTTTAGAAATTTCTCATTTACTTTATTCAGATCCAAATTCGTTCTGGTCTTTAGTTACAGCAAATAATACTATAAATCCATTCACACTTTCTAATGTGAACACAGAAATTTTTGAAATTGAATATCAAGATAAAATAAATCTTCAATTATCTGGTAATTCTCTTGGCACAACTGGATATGTATTTCCTGCTGGTAGCATTATTGCGCCATTTAAATCAAATACAGGTGGTTCATACAATTATACATCAGTTGGAAATTTTGATTTAAATGGGCCTCTTTCTGTTATAGAAAGTGTTTCATATTATGATGGAAATATGATAATCAAAGATCAAACAGGAGCTACATATTCATTTATAGCACCTTCGGGAGCAACATTATCTGTT